AAAGCCATTGGTAGTAAAGAATACGAATCAATAGCGGCAGGCGTTTACAAACTAATAAGCACAACAATTTTAGACACAAAGCAATTCACTGATTATTTAAAACTGGTTGAAGCTTATATGTTGTCTGAATTGGGAATTATGGTTCCAGTTCCTGATGACCTTAAATATGTGATGGAGTAAAGATATGGCGACTAAGCAAACAGGTCGCCCTTCTGACTATTTGGTAGAAGTGGCTGACGATATATGTTCACTTTTAGCAAGTGGGGAAAGCTTAAATTCTATTTGTAAGAAAGCTGGGTTTCCAAATCGCTCCACTGTTTATCGTTGGTTGCGAGAACATGACGAGTTTCGCAACAACTACGCGCGCGCAAGCGATGATCGAGCAGATGGCATTTTTGAGGAGATGCTTGATATTGCCGATAGTGCTGAAGAAGAAACTGCGTCCATTGCGAAAGCTAGACTTCAAATTGATGCGCGTAAATGGATTCTTGGAAAGATGAATCCTAAGAAGTATAGCGACAAGCAAACGGTTGAAATGACTGGCGCAAATGGTGGTCCGATTGACATGAGTTTAAAGGTGGTATTCGAAGATGATGGAGAAACGAGTACCAAGTAAATTTAAGCCGCTTTATACGCATCTAAAAAACAACAAGCTGTTCTATGTGTATCGCGGTGGTCGTGGTGGCGGTAAGTCTTGGGAAATTGCGGACTTTCTACTGATCGAGGGAGCGCAACGTAAGCATCGTATTCTTTGTTGTCGTGAAGTTCAAAAGTCAATTAAACAGTCTGTGCATAAGCTCTTATCAGATCGAATTACCGCACTGGGCTTAGGTCACTTCTATCAAATCTTAGAGACAGAAATACGCGGCATGAATGGCACTGAGTTCTTCTTCTCAGGTCTGCAAAACCACACAGTTGATTCTGTTAAGTCTTTTGAGGGCGTAACAATCACGTGGATTGAAGAGGCACAGACAGTATCAAGTTATTCTCTCAAGATTCTGATTCCAACCGTTGTTCGTACTGCTAACTGTATGATCATCATGGCAATGAATCCAAAATTGCCAAGTGATGCAGTATGGGTTGAGTATGTTGCGGCGGAACGTGATGACACCCTCGTCGTGCAGATCAACTACACAGACAATAAACACTGTCCGCCTGATTTGATTAACTTAGCTGAACAGATGCGAGATGCAGATTATGACGAATATGAGCACATCTATCTAGGTAAGCCAAAAGAGATTGCAGACGGGGCGATATATAAAGCTGAGTTTGAGCAAATCAAGCGGGATAATCGAATTTGTAAAGTACCGCATGAT